CGGTGCCGGGGATTATCGGGGTGCCGAACCGTGTGCCGCCTTTGCCTACGGTCACGTGCGGCGCGCCACGCTTGCCCATGGTCACGCTTGTTACTCCGCTTTTGCCGAGGTTCAACCGCAACCCCTTGCCGAGACTTATGCTCTTGCGAATCCTGAATCCCATTGTTCTCTTCTTTCTCTAAGCTGCTACACGGTCGTGCAGCAGTGTCCTGTAATCATTGATGATGCCTGATGTGACTTCGAGTTCGTCTGCGATACGCCAGACGTTCCCGTCGTACATTCGTTCGGCCAGCGCGTATTCGGTTGGCGATATCAATAGCCGAGCCGTCTCCGCACGGGTGCGCATCTCATGCAGGCCACACCGGTCATCACCGTGGGACCAGTGGACCAGCTCATGCACGAGGGTGCATCGTTTGGCCACGTATGGGAGACGACGGTCTATGAGTATCGTGCGAGTGCGCTCGCTGTAGCAGCCCATCATGCCGTTGGGCAGGTGGTCGGCGCTGCGTATCTCTACGTCGAGTCCGGCACTGTAGACGGCCATGCGCACATGGCCATAGGTGTCTCTCAGGTTCAACGGCAACGGTCTCATGCTGGATCATCCCCGTTCCCGTATTCGATGTACTTCTCCTTGTCCGGGTCGGTGTAGGCCGCAAGCTCCATCGGGTTATCCGCCAGAATACGCTTCGTCTCCTCCACGCGACGCTCGCGCTTTTGCTCTTCTTCGATACGCTTCGCCTCCGAGATGATGTCCCGGACGGTTTGCACCGGGTCGGCTCCGCATACGTCGCAGACAATGAGGAATTCGGAGAGTCTGACAGGAGCCTTAAGACCATTGCGGAGATCCCGAACTCGCCCGTAGTTGATAGCACCGTCGGAGGCGCGATCAAATTCACGGTTGCCGAGGCCGACAGTCGTAAGCATTTTGTCAATGGTTCTTGCCGCTGCGAAATCTGCCGGCGACCACTTGTAACTCTTCGTAGGCATGCAATCAATGATAGCAAGTGACACGCCGACTTGCGCAAAATGAGAGCAAGTGCCATCATATTAATTGTTGACAGCAAGTGAAATCAGGAGGTCGGGATGAGCGAGGAAATCCGAATCGTGAACCATGAGGAGCCGGGCAGACCGCTGAAGGTCAGGCGACTGGCCGATGGCCGGGTCGAGGTCCGAATCGGGGACATGGGAATCACTGACGCGGTGGTCACCCTCACCGCCGAGGAATTCGACCAGCTCAAGAACCTCTGACAGACAGAAGACCCAAGGCAGAAAGGAGACTCAGGCACATGAGCGAGCCAATCAAACGCAGGGCATCGGCAGCGGGCATCGGACGCGAACCGGCTCTACCGGTCAAGCCCGGCATGGATAAGGTCGCCAGCAAACTCACCAGACAGGCACGCGCCCGACTACGCCGTGGCAACGTGCCGGACACCCAAGTGGCCCGCGCGGCCTCGGTCAACCGCATGACCATCCAATCATTCCGCACCGGCGCGCCACGCAACGACATGAGCCTGAGCATGTTCCTCGCCGTATTCAACGAGACCGGCGGAGACCCCGCACAGGCCATCGATACCGCGCTCAACACCAACGGCAAGGAGGTGGCGTGATGAAGGACAAGAAAACCCCTGCGGTGCAAGCGCAGGGGCATGGGGAAATCACCAGCGGTGACATTCTCGCCGGGACCGCGTCACTTGACTCAAAGACTCCTCAGGGCATTCGAAATCGTCTCGAGGGCTGCATTATGCGACTTCAGGATCTCATTCTGTCTGGTGACGATCCCCGATATGGACGCACAGGAATCATTGACTCTCCCAATAATCTGGAGATTGTTTGCGGAAATCTCATTCAGATCCTGAATGAGATGCAGGGAGTCTCTCAATCGCTCCAGAAGCAGGTTTCTCTGATCTTGCATCCGCTGCTCAAAAGCGGCCTGTATCTCTTCAATCTTGGCATCCGCCTGTTGGTCGCCGGTCTTCACCGTTGCTGGGAACACCGTCGTGGGAGTGTCATCTGCCTCAAGCTGGGCGATGGAGTCACGAAGTTCGCCAGCAATCTTCTCGGTCTCCTCGTGAGACTTTTCAAACGCCGCGCGAAAATCTTCCGAACCGTCTCTTATTCCTTTTGCCCCCTTTCCTGCCGCGGCCACAATCGCCCCAATTTCCTCCAGGGTCTTTGCTCCCTGCATCACAGTATCTAAATCCATCATTCTTCCCTCCGTTGGCTGTGTTTTTGAATGTCGCAGTTCCAAGCCTACCGGCGGAGGGGCCTTATACGAAAAGAGAAACCCATGAACGCCAAAGAGTATGGCCGTCACGCTTCAGGCTATCGGAAGCCGGAGGCCAGCGAACTGTCTCGCGGTTTCACACGCCGCCTGATTCTGTGGGCCGTCGTGTTCGCGGTGTGCGTCGGCTGGGTGATGACGCACATGGGGTGCGCGCATCCCATCGAGAACGGGTTGGCCGCGCTCATGGGCTTCGGCTTCGTGCCGTTAAGACTGATCGCACTGGTGTTGAGCGAGGCGGGCGTCGAATAAGTCTTGCCGGACGGCGTGGAAAACCGTCTGGCATAGCGGAAGGAAAACCGGTAACCCACGTTGATAACTGAAAACCGACTGACAGATACGGTGTCAGTTTTCTTGCACCGGCGGGATGTCGGCTTTGGTCTATTCTCCGATATCCCGCCCAGGGCGGTGCAGGTTGCCCCCAGTCAAGATCGCGTAGGTCATGTATGCGCGGCAAAGACCGGGACCACGGTTCGATTCCGTGGCCGTCCACGACCGCAAGGTTACGCAAAAAAGAAAAGCCCCAGCGGCTACTGGGGCGGAAAGAAACTCCACTAGAAAGGATACCCCAATGAGTGCGCCGATACCAAACCTGATGACGGTGGAACAGCTCGCCGAACATTACGGGCTGGCGAAGAAGACCATCCAGAACAAGCTCACGCGAGGCTGGGGGCCGACGCCGGTCACCGACCCCGACACCATGCAGGTGCTGGGCTTCGAGGTCGAGGAGGTGGCCCGTTTTGACCGCATCAACAAGCAGACGCGCAAGCAGCGCCTCTACGCCTGACGTGCCGAACGACATGTGGCTTGCGGTCGCGGACCGGCTGCTCACCAACCTTGACATCCTGACCGCATATCCCACCCGGCAGTCGCTGGCGAGCCTCATCGGACTGAGCATCCACGAGGCCGGGCTACGGCTCGTCGGACTACGAGAGGATATGGATGACGGACACGGTGGAACTATGGAGCCCGATCACGGACGAGGGCGTGCGTATGACGCCCGGCGAGCTGATCGTGGAATTTATGGATCTGATCAGCGACCGGAACAGTCAGACCGGCAACCCGTACCTGTACGTGATGCCGTTGCCGGGCATGGTCGTCATCGACAGGCAACGGCGCAGGGTGAGCGCGCGAGTGGAATACGTCAGCAAATCGAAGCTAAGGAGCAGGAATGAAGCGAGTGACCGTTGACATGGCAGCGCAGGCGACCGGACTGTTCGACGTGCACCGTTTCTGCCAGCGCACGAAGGCGGAGCGTGAGAGTGCGTGGCACGCGTTCCGCGCGTTGGGTGTCGGCGGTTCGGACATGAGCACGATTCTCGGCCTCAACCCGTACTCGACCCCCTACGACCTGTGGCTGGAGAAGACGAACCGTCAGCAGCCGGAGGATATCAGCGGCAAGTGGGCGATCGTCAAGGGCAACGCCTTGGAGGTCGAACTGCGCCGTCGGTTCCGCAAACTCCACCCGGAGTACCAGGTCATCGACGGCACCGACATTTCCTTGGTATCCAAGCAGCATCCGTTGATGCACGCCTCGCTGGACGGCTTCGTCTACGACGAGGCGAGCGATTCGTGGGGCGTTCTCGAGATCAAGACGGCGAACGCGAACCGTGGCCGCACCGACTGGCACGACGAGACTGGCGAGCTAATCGCGCCGGATTACTACTTGGCGCAGGTCACGCATTACATGGCCGTCACCGGGTTCACATGGGGCGTGTTCTACGCGGACATCGGCGAAAGCGAGCCGGTCGAGGTGCGGTTCGAGCGCGACGAGGACGACATTCACGCTGTGATCAAGGCCGCAGAGGACTTCTGGGGTTTCGTCACCCGTGACGAGATGCCCGCCCTCACCGGCGCGGACGTGGCGAAAGCCTACCCGGAGCCCGCGGAGGGCATCGAGGACATGAGCGACAGCACTGATCTGCGCGAGCTCATGGCCGACTACCAGCAGACGGCCGCCGACCTCAACGCACTGAAGGCCCGCAAGGAGGAGTTGCAGGACTGCATACTCCACTATATCGGAGACCACGAGGGGGTGCGCTGCGGCAACATGCAGGCCACCTACAAGCACAGCACGCGCAAGGGCTACACGCGGGTCGTGCAGCCGTGGGAGGGCCGCACCTTCCGATTCAGCGAAATCAAACCGAAGAAAACCAAGTAAAGGAGAACCGATTATGGGACAGTTAGCGACACAGGCGCAGAACCGACAGCTCGCGCAGATGACGCCGCAGCAGAACATGAGGAAACTGCTCGACCGCAGCTGGGACCGTATCAAGGCGGTCATGCCCAAGGAGATGAACCCACAGCGGCTCTACCAGATGTACATCAGCACCATCAACCGCGAGCCGGCGCTGGCGGACTGTACCGTGGAATCGGTGCTGTCCTGCTTCATGCGCTGCACGTCACTGGGCTTGGAGCCCAGCAACGTGAACGGTCTCGGCATGGCGTACATCCTACCGTTCGGCAACAAGAACTACCGCACCGGGCAGAAGGAGGCCACGTTCATCCTCGGCTACCGCGGCATCATCGACCTCGCCCGCCGTTCCGGCCAGCTGCGCGACATCAGCGCCCGCGCCGTGCATGAGGGCGACGAATTCGACTACGCCTACGGTCTGGACGAACACCTCAACCACGTGCCGTGCGCGAAGCCCGGCAAGCTCACCCACGTGTACATGGTCGCCAACTTCAAGGACGGCGGCCACTACATGCAGGTCATGGGAATAGACGAAATCAACGCGGCCATGAAACGCAGCCCCTCCGCGCGCAAGCCGACCAGCCCGTGGCACACCGACTTCGAGGCGATGGCCAAGAAAACCGTCATTCGTCGCGCGGCGCCGTACCTGCCGATGAGCGTGGAGACCAAGGAGGCCATCGCCGACGACGACCGCACACCCGACTACTCCGACCTGCTCGACCCCATCGTCATGCCGGGAGGGGACGCGGAATACGCGGACGGCTCGGACGCCATCGACGTGGAACCAGCGGAGGAAGAGCAGCTGGAAGCACAGCCAGAACCGCAGCCGCAGCCGTCTCCCGTCGATGTGAAGCGTGCGGAGATGATTCGCCGCTTCCAGGCGTTGGGCGTGGCTTCGGACGCTGAGGCGTGCGAGACCATCACGAAGATTCTGAACCGTGAGGTGAAGGCCAGCGACGAACTGTCGGAGGCTGAGCTTGACAAGGTGCTGGGCCAGTTGAAGGCCAGCGTGAAGGAAGGCGAGTGACCATGGCGGGCAGGACGAGCATCATCATCCAGGGCACGGCGTGGGGCGTGCGAGAAACGCAGAACGGCAAACGGTATTTGAGCGTATCGGTGTCGCCCGGCTACCGTGACCGGAACGGCAACTGGAAAAGCCAGCCGGAACAGTACTACTCGGTGTGGCCTGCGGGCTACACGAACCTCAACCCCGTGTTCGACCAGATCGCTCAACTGCGTCAGAATCAGGACCAGTTCGTGGACGTGACCATCGTGGGCGAAATCAGCGGCCTCGACGCCTACACGAACAAGAAGGGCGAGGCTACCGCAAGCTGCAACGTCAACGCCAGCGCCGTCGCCATCACCAACGTTCGACAGAAGAACGGCGGACAGCAGGGTTACGGCACGCAGGCCGGTTACACGCAGCAGCCGCAGGGGCAGGCGCAGCCTCAGGCCTCCGACCCATGGTCCAGTGATCCGAGCTTCTGATGCTGCATTTGTATCACGATGAGACGCCGTCGGACGTGGAACCGGTCTGCCCGACGCACGGGTGCCCGCTGTATCCCGCAAGACCGATTCCCTGCCCCATGTGCGCGGAGGAAGCCGACGAAATGTATGCGGATTACGGATTGGAGAGATGATGGCGAACCCATCGAAAAGCAAGGGGACAAGCCTTGAGACGTGGACGGTGCGTTACCTTGCGTGGGCGTTGCAGGACACGCGCATCGACCGTATGCCGTTGCATGGCAACGCCGACCAGGGCGATCTGATCGGCGTCATGTTCCATGGCGAGCCGGTGTGCGTGGAATGCAAGGACACGAAACAGCCGAACTACCGCAAACACTGGCGCGAACTGCTGGTGGAGATGGCGAACATGGACACTCCCTACGGGGTGCTCATCCAGCATCGCAAGGGCGTGGGCGTGAAAAGCCTCAAGGGCATGGCCCGGCAGATGGCCGTGTTCGACGTGGAGACGCTCGAACGGTTCCTCTCCGCGCACATGGGGCACGCGTTGTCCGGCTTGGATGGGCGCCGCGAGCTCGCTAACCGTCTGCGCCGCGAGGCGAAGCCGGTGCCCTCCAACCCGACGCTCGTCTGGCTCCCGCTCGAACGGTTCGCACTATTGCTGAATGACGGTCTGCCGTTGGGACCGGATGATGGCCAGGATTAACCCGCACGACTACATCGGTGGTAGCCGTCGCACCGGTTTGCGTGGCGGCTACCACCGCAAACCCAAGACCAATGGCGAGGGGCTGAAGCCCAGCGAGATAATCGCGGCCAGCCCCGAACTGCTGGCATTGATAGCCGAATACCAAAGAGACAAGAGAAAGGAGGCGGACTGATGGCCGGGCACGATATGGAAAAGTTCGCGAAGCTCAGCACACGCCTATGGCAGAACGAGAAAGTTCGCGTGTTTGCAATGGAGCACCCTTCCGCGTTCTCCGTGTGGACGTTCGCGATCTCGTACTGCGCTGGCGAATTAAACGACGGTGAACTGTCCCGCTTCCATTTGAAATGTCTGCTCGGCGCTTCCGATGAAGATATAGACGCACTCATCGACGCGCATCTTTTAGACGAGCATGAGGACGGCACCTTGTGGCTGCATGATTTCGTCGCAGCTCAGGGTCGTTCTCGTGCTGACGTGGAGGAGGCTAAAGCGAAGAAAGCCGAAGCCGGCCGAAAAGGTGGCGCAGCGTCCGGCAAGTCACGCAACGTGAAGCAAGACTCAAGCAAAACGAAGCAGACGCGAAGCACAAACGAAGCAGACGTGAAGCAAGACTCAAGCAAAACGAAGCCAGATACAGATACAGATACAGATACAGATAAGAATTCTTCTAACGAAGAATTCTCTCTCCCCCAAACCCCCTCGCAAGCCGAGGGGGCCGCAGAGAGCGCCGACGAGGATTATCCCATCGAGTTCGAGCAGTTCTGGCAGACCTATCCACGCAAGACCGGCAAACGCAAGGCCTTCGAGGCTTGGCGGAAGGCGCGGAGGAAAACCAACAACACGTTCCTGATCGCCAAGGCGTCGAGGTACGCCGCCGACCCGAACCGTGAGCCCGGCTACACGCTCACCCCGGCGAACTGGCTGGACGGCGAACACTGGGACGACGACCCGCTGCCGGCCAAACCCGAGCCGACCGCACGCCCCTCGCCATCGGCGTGGAACCGTTCGCAGGCCAACCAGGACGCGAACGCGGCACTGATAGCACGCTACGCGGCCGAGGAAGCCGCCGAAAACCAATCACGGGAAGGAGTTCTGACATGCTGACGCTCAAGGAAAGCACGCTCGTGCTGGCGAAGATTCGCGTCCACCACGGCAACGCGGCCATCACCGACCTGGAGGCGCGCACGTTCCACGAGGAGCTTCGCGCGGACATGACGCTCGGCGAGGCGTTGGAGGCGGTGAAGCGCTTCTACGCGGCGAACGATTCGGGCCGCTGGTGCGGTTCGGGCGATGTGAACGCGATGGTGCGCCGGATGCGCAACGAGTCGAAGCCCTCGGAGGCGCAGATAGCCGCCGAATGCGAGGCGAGGCACCTGGCGGAGGACGAGGCGTGGATGTACCGCCGCCAGCGGATGCTCGGCAACACGCCGCAGCAGGCGCAGCAGCAGGCGTTGACCATGCGCAACCCACTCGAACTGCCCGCCGCGCAGCCGAAGTCACGTTCCACGGCCAGACGGTTCGCAGGTGCCCAGAAGCTGGGTGCTGCCTCACTCGGCTCGATTCTGAGGGGCGCGTGATGGCCGAAAAGTTCCCGACCCCGCAGGAGCGTGCGATGGCGTGGCTGTTGGAGGCCACGGAGATCGGCGGCATGAGCCGGCCGGAGACCGCGCTATACGCCTATCAGGCCGGTTTCACGGCGGCGCTCGACTTGTGCACCGAAATCGAAACACGACTCAACAAGGAGGAAACCGATGACCATGCTGCTTGATGGTCGATTGCGTGATCTCGCGACGCAGACCCACCTGCTCGAGACGAAGGTGAGTTCTCTTGGCTGGATGGCCGGCAGCGACTCGCAGACGCTGAAATCAATGACCCGTGCCCAGGCGCATCTCATGCTCGCCGAATACGACCTGTTGGATGCGCTCGAAGCAGGCAAAAAGGAGGAAAACCAATGAGCAGTGAGAAACCATTCTGGGCAGGTAAGACCCTTATGGAGATTCAGAATCTTGATAAGCGAGTCAAGGTGACAATGGAGAACGGAGACGTATTCATAGGGAAGCTCATACGGCGTTCCAGAGACACGGACGGTATATGTCACCTTTCGATGCAGCTCGACGCGCATCGAACATATTTACACGTGTTCTCGGCTGAATCATCTGATACGCCGCCCGTCATTCCCAGTTACGTCGATACCATCGAATTGGTGGATGACCCCGAGTATGAGCGCATCGACAATATCGAAAATGTGCAGGTGGGCGATATTGCCTGCACGACGGAGGGAAACCATTTCCGCGTCATCGATCTCAAGCCTGACCCTCTAGGCGACATGCTCCTGCGTATCCGCATCAGCGAGATAGACGGTGAGTACTGCATCGACTCCGATGATTTCGCCTACGCTTTGCGTCGGAAGCCGAAGCTGCCCGACCATGACGGGTTGTGGTGGGATAAGGACAATGCCTTGTGGAGCGTCGCCATCTCCGGCATGGACGATTCGAAGTTGGTCGCTTTGCTTATCGGTGACCCGGAATCCCCCGTCACCGGGTCTGTTTGGTCGGGCCTCAACAGCAAGCACGTGACCTCTCAAGCTCCGTTCCGTCCGGCCAAGGTGGTGGAAGCATGAGCCTTTCGGTCCTTGACGTAAAGCGCCTACTCGCAGCCGGCATCACAGCCGAATACGAGCGGACGCATGACCCTCGACTGGAGGATGCGGCAGACCAACTCTACGGCGAGTACGGCGAGGAAACCGAGGTGGAGGAATGAAACCACGAGTGTATGACGATTTGGTCCAATCCGCCGTCGAATTGAGTTGCTTCGGTACAGGCCAGTCAACCATCGAGGAAGGCCGAGCCGCCTATCAAGCATGGCTCAAGGAGCATGACCGGCAGATAGCCGAAAAAGCATGGGAAGAAGGGTATATCCAAGCCGTCAAGAACATGAATCCCATGCCCGGCGAGGAATCGCCCGAATACACGCCAAACCCATATCGAAAGGAGAACGCATGAACGAGATTCAGCTTACAGACCATTTGGTCGCGCATATCAGCGCGGGAAGCGACTACGGCCGTTATCAAGCCAAAATCTGCGAAGACGGCAACTTCAGAGACTTCCTGTACGCCATGAGCCTCAAACGTCTCAAGCGCAAATGCGAGAAGTATGCGAAACGTGAACGCAAGGCCATCGCATATGTCGCCACGCTCAAGGAGGAATCATGAGCGTAAGCAGAGAGAGCGTGCACCCAGACTATATTCCCGAGGATTTCGGCGAACTGCTGCGCATGGCCGTTGATTACGTCTACGAGCAGGGCGAGCACTATAGCGAGGACGCTCTACTGGAGGCGTTCAAGCCCGCCATAGACAAACACGACCGGCAGGTGGCCGAACGGGCGTTCGAGCTCGGCTGCGTGGCAGTGGACGCGGAGGAGCACGGCGTGGGATGCCGATTCACGGTCGGGCAATTGGAGGAACTGTCACGCGACTACGGGCGCGACGCATACTCGGTCAACAATCCCTACGGAAGAGGAGAATCATGAGCGTAAGCAGTCTCAAACGCGAGGAAATACTCAAATGGCATCGGAGCAAAGCGGCCACGCCCGAATACACGGCGAGACTGCTCGGCGTGCCATTGGATGAGGTGCTGTACATCATCGCCCATCCAGAAACGCCCGCACCATACAAGGACGATTCCATGCCGGAATTCATCGAACCACTAATCTGAAAAAATACCGATAAACACACGCGAATACATGACTGAATTCAGCGTAAAAACACTGAATCCAACGAAAGACAAAACGAAACCCTCCACCAACAGGCGGAGGGCACGCTCACCAAAGCACCATGATAGCCGGAACGTGGAGGGTTTCAACATAATGTTCATCACCACCGAACCATGCCAATACTGCGGCAGCCGACAGGTCGAGGCACCATGGACGCTCTGCCGGGACTGCCGCCGCGTCTACGCGAAAACGCTCCACCGGCTCCGCCGCGACATGATGCTCCTGCAACAGGTGTCCCGTCACGCCTACAAGCTCGGAGAACCCGGAGCGGGCGGCAAACCGCAAGGAGGCGCGGCGCCCGCGCCCATCAACCTCCACGCGCAGGACATGCTCGACCAGATCGAGGACGGCTTGCAGGACATGTGGAACGAAACCGGCGTGGAAAGCCGTCCGAGATGGCAGACCCTGCTCAGGGACTCGCCACGACGACTGCCCGACCTATGCCGCGCCAGCCGTTCGGGACATTGGCTGACATGGCTCATCCACACCTGCGAGCGCATCGAACCGCTCGTGGACCGCAGGCCACGCACGCGCCGGATAATCGGCGTCTGCCCCGAATGCGGACGCGAGGTCATGGCCGCGAAAGGCGAATCACTGCTGCTATGCAAATGCGGCAACCCAATCAACGTGGTCGAGCTGCGCGAGCAGAGCCGAGACAAGGCCGAGGCAATCCACCTGACCAAAACACCAGCAGGCATGAGCCAATGGCTCAAGGACAACTACGGGTACGAGGTCAGCCGCAAGCAGATCAGCAACTGGCTCAACCGCGGCAAGCTGCCCAGCAGCAAGCCGGTCGATGACGGCTACTGGGAGTTCAACATACGGGAGATTCTGGCGTTGGCGATGGGTTCCAGCGGCCGCCCGGCTTGACATAGTGTAGCCTGTGAGATACAATAAGGGTATGGAAATCAAGCAAACCGCCGAATACCGCAAGTGGTTCAAGAAACTCAGGAACCGCGAGGCGAAAGCCGCCATCCAAGCCCGGCTCGACGCCTGCAAGCTCGCCGGCAGGCCGTTCGGCGACATCAAACCCGTGGGAGGCCCGGTCAGCGAGATGCGGTTCCACATCGGAGCCGGATACCGCGTCTACTTCACCACGCGCGGCAACGTGCTCATGCTGCTGCTCGCAGGCGGCGACAAAAGCACCCAGCAGACCGACATCAAACAAGCCCACGCCATACTCGACGACTACAAGGAGCGGCAATGAGCACCGAAATCACCGACTACGACACCAGCGAATACCTCGAAAACGAACAGGACATCATCGCCTACCTCAACGCCATAGCCGAATACGACGACCCCGCACTCATGCAGGCCGCACTCGGCAACGTCGCCAAGGCTCGAGGCATGACCCAGATCGCCAAGGACGCGGGCGTGGGGCGCGAAAGCCTCTACAAAAGCCTCAGCAAGGACGGAAACCCCAGCTTCCAGACCATCGCCAAGGTAATCCACGCCCTCGGCGGACGCCTCACCATCCAAGCCGCCTGAAAAAACAAAACACAGACAGGAGTAGGGTGAATCCACCCCGTGGTATACTCCGTATCAGGATAAGTGTGAAAGCCTCTGGGACATACATCTCAGGGGCTTTACTCATATCCACCTATGCGCGTAGCTCAGCAGGTAGAGCGGCGGTCTCCAAAACCGCAGGTCGTTGGATCGAAGCCAACCGCGCATGCCACGGCTTGCGTACGGTAGAGGACTAACCGGCCATCGCAGTGATTGCGATGGTGTGGTCAAAACAGACTAACCATGTCGGGCCACCGCGAATTCGAATCTCGCCCAAGCCACTTACTCTTCAACGATTGCGGGGTGACTGCATCATGGTCAGCTACAGCCGCCAAGTCCGCAAAGGCGGACGCCAATTCGAAAAAGACCGCAAAAAATTCTTCCTCGAATGCAAAGCAGAACACCGTCCATGCTGGCTGTGCGGCATGCCCATCGACTACGACGTGGCGCAGAACACCACAGACGACAGCTACAACCTCGACCACTTCTACCCCGTCACCAAACGCCCAGACCTGCAACACGACCCCGCAGGCTTCCGCCCATCACACACCCAATGCAACAACCTGCGCGGCAACAAAGACCCCGCCACACCAATCGGCACACTCTCACGCCAATGGATCCAGACAGCATAGGAGGCCCAACGCTCATGGACATCGAAGAACCAGCCAAGACCGCATGCGGGCAAACACTGCGCGAAGCAACCGGCACCATCACACTCCACATCAGCGCCAGCCTCAGCGCGGACAACGTAAGCTATGACCTCGCCAGCGTCGACGCAGACCTACCAATCACAGTTGAAGTCGTCAACAACAACGGCACGATAATGCCGAAAGTTGATAGCGTGGGCTTCACACGAATCCTCACCGCAGGAATCAACGCATTCACCAACGCCATCAAAGCCTGACCACCGGGAGGGGCGGTAAAATCCCAAAACCGGCCGCCACCGGGACACTACCCGCATGGCCGCTGTTCCTCTCCCTCCGAATTTGACCACCCCATCGCGCACGCGCGGGAACGGAGCCATCATGCCTAATTTGAAGGTGGAGACGTTCAAAATCTCCGACCTGAGCACGTATCACAAGAATCCTCGGCGCGGCGATGTGGATGCCATCGCCGAATCGTTGAAGGCGCGCGGCCAGTATCGGCCCATCGTGGTCAACATCGGCACGCACGCCTCCCACGATTACGAGATTCTCGCCGGCAATCACACGTATCTGGCGGCGAAGAAGCTCGGTTGGAAGACGATTCAGGCGACCACGGTCGATGTGGACGATGACCAGGCGGCGCAGATCATGCTGGCCGACAATCGTCTCGCCGACTTGGGCGGCTACGATGACGAGACTCTATCCGCTTTGCTGTCCGATGTGAGCAGTCTCGATGGATTGGGCTGGTCTCAGGATGATGTGGATGAGCTTGCCGCCGCGTTGGAGCCTGAGCGAGACGATTCGGAGGTTGAGGATGTCGAGGTGCCCGATGATGCTCCGCAGCGTGTGAAGCGCGGCGAAATCTGGGTGCTGGGCGAGCATCGTCTCATGTGTGGCGATTCCACCAAACCTGAGGACATGCGGAAACTGTTAGGGGGGGGGGGAGGCCGATCTGTGGCTGACGGACCCGCCCTATAATGTCGCCATTGTCGGCAAGACGAAAAAACATCTGACCATTGAGAATGATTCCTGGGCGAACGATGACGAGTTCGTGGAGTTTCTGCGTAAGGCGTTCGTCACGGCGCTTGACGTGTTGAAGCCCGGATGCGCGTTCTATGTCTGGTTCGCGCAGACTCAAGCCGAGAATTTCCTCGCCGCCGCCGACAAGGCGGGCATGACTATTCGTCAGACGCTTATCTGGGCCAAAAGCACGTTCTCGCTTGGCCGTCAGGACTACCAGTGGAAGCACGAGCCGTGCCTTTACGGCTGGAAGGACGGTGCCTCACACCGCTGGTTCTCCGACCGCAAGCAGACCACCGTGCTGGAATTCGAGAAACCTGCGCGCAACGCGGAGCATCCGACCATGAAGCCGGTGCCCCTCATGGCCTATGAGATTCGTAACAGCAGTCGGGTCGGTGATACCGTGCTGGATTCATTCGGCGGCTCAGGAAGCACGCTCATGGCGTGCGAGCAGACGGGCCGCAAGTGCGTGACCATGGAACTCGACCCGCACTACTGCGACGTGATATTGAAGCGTTGGGAGGATTACACCGGCCAAAAGGCCGAACGCATCAGCGAATAGGAGGTGAGTGATCATGGCCGAGGATAAAGACCAGAAGGCCCTGCGCCTGTTCCTCGGTGCCATGAGCCTGCAGGAGATCCGCACCGTCCTCAACTTCAAGACGGTTTCCTCCGCCGAGGCCGCAATCCGCCGCGCGCTCGCCGCGAACCGCAAGGGCAAGGACAGGGACACCGAACGCTCCGCCGAACTGGAACGTATCGACGCCCTGTATCGCGCCGCATACCCGCAGGCCATCCAAGGTGACTTGAAGGCCATCGACTCGTGCAACACGTTGTCCGAACGCCGTATGCGCATCCTGGATAAACCGGATGACGGCGCGGCTATCACCTCGAGTTACGAGGCGACGGTGGCCGCACTGGATACGACCGAAGCGGACGCGGCGGCGATTGCCTCCGGCAGAGCGATAGCCCGCCAAATCGATTACTCGCTGCAGCATGGCACTGGTCAGGAGGTCACCAAGGCGCTCTACCTCGTGCCGCATCTGATGAATGTGCTGCGCGAGTTGGGAGCGACGCCGGCTGCACGCGGCAATATCCAGAACGCCGCCAAAGAGGTCAAGCCGGTCGCCGATGAGCTTGAGGAGTATCTGGCGAAAATCAGCTAAACGGGAGGCGTCATGGGCATCGGTGAAATCAATGACGACGCCCACGGCATCACCACTCCCCGCATATTCACTCCCCCGCTGCGCGAATTGACGCCGGAAACGTCGAACGGGTTCGCGGTCATCGAATTCGCCGAAAAGTTCCTCCACGTGCATCTCTACCCGTGGCAGAAATGGCTGCTGATCCACGGACTCGAGCTTCTGCCGGACGGCTCATACCGGTTCCGCCGCGTGGTGACCGAGGTTGCCCGTCAGAACGGCAAGACCACGTTGATGAGCGTGCTGGTTGCGTGGTGGCTGTTCGTTGATTCTGGCCGTCATCCGGAATTGTCGCCGGCTTGGAAGTTTCTCGTGGTCGGTGCCGCGCAGACGTTGGACAATGCTCGTGCCCCGTATCAGGCCGTGCTGAATTGGTGTAATCCGAATCCGGCTTCCGAGGGCGAGGCCGCGCTTGCGGTGCCCGTATTGCAGAAGCGTGTGCAGCGGGTCAACAATTCGCATGGCGAAGAGGCGATTATCTGCCGTAACAAGGCGCAGTATATCGTGCGCGCCGATAAGAACATCCGTTCCAAGTCCGCGAGCCGTGTCGTGTTCGATGAGCTGCGCGAACAGCATACCGACGATGGCTGGAACGCAGTCAGTCAAACCACGAAAGCCATCTGGTCAAGCCAATTGTGGGGCATCTCGAACGCCGGCGACTATCGTAGCGTCGTACTGCGCCGAGTCGTTGACGAGGGCCGTGCCCTGGCTGAATCATGGAATGCGTCGGTCGAGACCGGCAAGCAGTCGCCGGACGAATGGGCCGATGAACATGACCCGTCCTATGGGTATTTTGAGTGGTCGGCTCCGGATAAATGCGAGCTGGACGATCTCGACGGCATTCGTCAGGCGAACCCCTCCATGGGTTACGGGCCGATGACGTATCGGAGTATCGCGGCCGACATCAACGGCATGACCGAAGCCGCGTACCGCACCGAGGTCTTGTGCCAGTGGGTGACGGCCGACATCACGCCGTACATCAACCCGAAGCTGTGGAAGCGCGGCATCGACCCGAAGTCCCGTATCCCCGATGACGGGCGCGTAGTGCTTTCCGTGGACACCAGCGCCGACCGTGAGACCACCTATATCGCCGCCGCCGGCTACCGCGAGGACGGATTGCCGCACGTCGAACTGATTGTGCGCCGCGACGGCATGCTCTGGGTGCCGAAATACCTCAAAATGCTTCGTGAGGCTTGGCCGAACATCCACGAAATCGCCTTGCAGTCCAAGGGCTGCCCGGCCGTGGACTTCGCCGACCCGCTCGCGGAGGCCGGTTGGACGGTGCATCTCATCGAGGGCTTTCGCATGGGAGCCGCAACCGGCCGTTTCCGTGACCGAGTGAAGGAAAACAAACTCCGCCATCTCCCCCAGCCCGCCATCGAACAACAGGTGAGCGTGGCCGTGACCCGACGATTGGGTGATGTCGAGGTGTGGGACAGAAACCAGAGCGCTATGCACATTTCCGGCCTCATCGCCGAATCGCAGGCACTGTATGCGTTGGAGACCATGCAGGCTGAAGTCGAGACGCCGAAATACGCGCCGAGCATCGGCGTAAGGGTTAGATTCTGATTTTTCGAGATGGGAGGATGAATGGGTTTCCTTGACAGGCTCCTCCGCAATAACTCCGCAACCGTCGGCATGAAGATGGCCGAGGCAGACGCACATCCGACGCCGGCGACCAGCATTCCGCTCGCGAACGGCGACAGTTGGCCGTCCGACATGGACTTCTACGGGTACGCTTCCGGCATCTACTGCCGAGAGTATGCGGTGCGCGTCGTGGTGGACTTCATCACCCGAAACATAGCCTCGCTGCCATTCAAGGTGTATCGGAAGGACGCCGATGGTGACGCCGAGGAGGTCACCAGTGGCGCATTGGCCGACCTGATGAAGCGTCCTTCGCCATTGCCTGGAATGACCCGCTACCGTTTCATCAGCATGCTCCTTCGCGACATGTTGCTTGATGACCGGTGGCTCATGCTCCTGAGCGTGGACGGTGGTCGTTTCACTCTTCGTCGTATCCCCTCTGACTGCTATCAACTGTCGGGCAACGCTTTCGGCGAGATCACCGGCGTGAATCTGCTGACGATGGACAGCCGGCAGGCCATGCATTTCGATTTGCCGGATCCGCGCGTGCATTTGGATGTCGGCTTCATCTCCGGCCTCCAGTTTGGGGACGGTGTGACCAACGTGCTCCGGCCATTATTGGCCGAGGCGAAGGCCATGGCGGCCTATCGGCGCAATATCGCCAAGAACGGCATGCAGGCCGGCGGCTACGTGTATCGACCGAAGGAGATGCCGTGGCTGTCGCAGGAGGATTACGACGACTTCACCAATGGATTGCGTAATTTCATCCAGAATGGCGGGCGTGAGGGCGGCTGGCCGGTCCTCAAGGACGGCATGGAGATGCGCCCGTTGGATAACGTCTTCAAGCCGGTTGACGTCAACGATTTGGAGGCGCGCGACCGTATCAACATCGCGGTGTGCAATGCTTTCCAGATTTCCCCGGAAAACGTCGGCTTCCGTACCGGCACGAATTCCAATATCAGCGCCTACAAGGAGCAGTTGTGGAATGTGGAGCTGATGCCGTACATCGTCGCGCTTGAGGAGGCCTTGAATCTCAGCCTTCCAGAGGCTGTTGGCGAGCAGGACTGCTACATCAAGGCGAACGTTGACGCGAAGCTCCGTGGCACGACGTACGAGCAGTATCAGGCGCTGAGCACTGCTACCGGACGTCCTTTTATGACCACGAATCAGGCACGCAAGATTCTCGACTGGCCTCGCGTGCCGGGCGGCGACCAGCTCATCACGCCGTTGAACGTCAGCGAGGGCGGCCAGCCCAGTCCGCAGGACGGCGGCAGGACGCAGAACGCGCAGGAGAACAATCCGGTCAACGGGGAGGACGCGAAGGCCATGCTCGCCGAATTCAAACGGCTTTACCGGTATGACGCGCAATTCCACGCCGAGTGGGACGCGCTTACCAAGGAGGAAACATCATGAGGCTTGATTTCAAGGGCTTCGAGCTGAAGTCCCTCGATGACAGTCAAGGCGAGGGCGTCTTCAGCGGCTACGCCAGCACTTGGGATAAGGATCTGTACGATGACGTGATCGTCAAGGGTGCGTTCTCCGGAACATTGGAGAACGACTACGGCGGCACCGGCGCGGGCATCCCGATTCACTGGCAGCACAAGGACGACAAGCCCACCGACATCATCGGCGAGACGTTGAGCGCGGTGGAGGACGAGCATGGCCTGCTCGTCACGGCCCGACTCGACCTTGACCTGCCGGAAGGCAAGCGCGCATACGACCTGCTGAAACGCGGGCTCATCCACCAGATGAGCATCGGCTTCATAGCCGAGGAGACCGCATTCGTGCAGGACGGCAAGAGCGCGTGGGACGGATACCGTGAGATTCGCCAGGTGAAACTGTTCGAGATTTCGCTTGTGCAGGTGGCCGCGAATCAGGGCGCAGAGGTGCTTGAAGTGAAGAGCGGACGCGCGATCAGCGCTTCCAACGAGAGCAAGCTTCGTGCCGCGTTGGACAGTCTGCACGAGGTCTTGGATGGCATCGATTCCGCCGACAAGAAGCCGGACGACGACACCGATGACTCCGATCCCACAGGCAAGCCCGACGATTCTGCCGATGACTCCACGGATGATTCCAGCGACCAGCCGGACGATTCCACGGATGACCCGAAGAAGAAAGACCAGAAAAGCTTTGACCCGCAGTGGGCCAAGGAATACCAAACCATCAGCGACTTCTTCTCGCTGCAAAATTAACCGAAAGGAGCGCCATGAACCTCATGGACAAGCTCGCCGCCGAGAAGAAGGCGGCACAGTCCATCCTCGCCAAGGGAATGGATAACATAACCGAAAAGGAGCAGGAGGAGCTGAAGCAGCATTACGCCGAGGCGAAGAAGCTGCAGGAGCGTATCGACCTGTTCAAGGAGGCCGGCGAAGGACTCGACAAGCTCGCCGGAGCATCCAAGACCGAGCATAAGACCGCCGAGGCGAAGACCCTCGGCGACTTCTACGTCAAGTCCCTGCAGGAGAAGGGCTTGAGCGTGCTCGCCACCAAGGGCGGCCTGTTCTCCACACCGGAATTCAAGGCCGCGTCTGATACCCATGCCGAGGGTGGTGCCGGTTACGCTCCATTCCTCACCGAAACCGACCAGAACGGCGTATGGCCGTATGAGCGTCCGCTCGTCATCGCCGACCTTTTCGCGTCCGGCACCATGAGCGGCACCACCATCAAATATCCGGTGTATGGTTCCCTCGAAGGCAACGCCACCACCGTCGCCGAGGGTGGCCAGAAGCCGCAGATTCACATGCCTGATCCGTCTTGGGTGTCCGACAGCCTGCATGAGATCGCCGCATGGTGGAAGATCACCGACGACATGGCCGAAGACCTGCCGTTCGTCGTGTCCGAGATCAACCAGCACGCCCAGTACAACCTGAAGCTGCAGGAGGAGATTCAGCTCCTGTCCGGCAACGGCACCGACCCGAATCTCAATGGCATTCTGAACCGCGAAATCCAGACCAAGGCGCAGGCCAACGATTCCGACCCCGACCGCATCTTCGCGGCCACCACGGATATCGCCACCGCGACCGGCTTCTCCGCCGACGCCGTGGTCATCAACCCGGCGGACTATCAGACAATCCGCCTGTCCAAGGACGCGAACGGCCAGTATTTCGGCGGTGGTTTCTTCGCCGGCCAGTACGGCAACGGCGGCATCATGCAGAACCCGCCGCTGTGGGGCCTGCGCACCGTGGTCACCGAGGCGATGACCAAGGGAACCGTGCTCGTCGGCGCGTTCAAGGCCGGCGGCACCATCTACCGCAAGGGCGGTCTGACCGTCGAATCCACCAACAGCCATGAGAACGACTTCACCAACGACAAGATCACGTTCCGCGTGAAGGAACGCCTCGCCCTGCAGGTCAAGTATCCGAAGGCTTTCGTCAAGGTGTCCCTCGGCAAGGCCGGAAAGTGAGGCGAACCGTGAAGCAGTATCGGCTGGCCGACGCATCCAAGGCCAAGGTGGACGCTTCGACGTACATCGAGGACGTGCTCTTCGTGGACGGCAACGACAATCCGGTGAACGTCACCGGTGGCTCCACTTCCACGCCGTATGTGCTTCCCGCCGCCGCTGAGAACACTCTTGGTGGCGTGAAGCTGGCGAATGTCGCGATCTCCGGCACCGCGAACGCCTCAGTCGCGGTTGCGGCTTCCACCGCTCCGACGAAGGCGGAGTACGACGCGCTCGTTGGCGCTTACAACGATTTGGCGCAGCGTGTCAATGCGCTTGTGGCTGGTCTTGTGGCTGCTGGCAGTGTGAAGACGAGCTGAGATTGGAGGTCGGCATGATTGATGTGAATGTGATTCCTGATATGATTGCCGACCCTTCGGCTTTCGAGGATGACGCCGCCTTTCGGATTAAGGCCGCGCAGGCGGCCATCCGCCGTGAATGCGGATGGCATGTCATGCCGAACGTGGCATTGTCCGGCGTCATCAACTCGCGTGGCGGCACGGTGATTCGGCTGCCCGCACGTCATGTGACGAGCATCGAATCATTGACCGACAGGGACGGCAACAAGCTGGCTTACGCCTATGACCCGGAAACCGGTCTCGTGGAGTCGCTTTCCGGTGGCTTCCCGGCCGGCATCGCGGCCATCCGCTACGAGATTCACGCGGGATACAATGAGGCTCCGGACGTGCAGCAGGTGCTCATCAGCGCCGCGAAGCGTGCCGGTATGAGCCCGATCGGGCTCGTCACCTCGCAGTCCACCAACGGCTCCAGCGCGAGTTTCGACGTGGTGTCGCTCATGCAGGAGGAGAAGGACAAGCTCAAACCATACAAGCTGGGAGGCTTGCCATGAGCCTGCTTGACGATCTGGATGCCGGTGGCGGCGCTTTCGCCATGGCTGGTGCCACGCGCTTCGTTAGGCTGCGTGCCAAACGCAAGACCAACCCGTACAATCCGGCGCAGACCGAGCCAGACTGGAGCGTGCCGCCGGACGAGCTCGCCATCATGGGCGCGCTCTCATCCAGCTCCAGCATGCGCACGCCGGACACGCTCGACACGCAGACCGCATCCACTGCGTACCTCACCATCCCGGATTCGGCAGCCGACGTGAGAATCGGCGACCGGATCCGCGCAGACCCCGACGATGGACGCTTGTGGGAAGTCGACGGATTCCCCTCGAAGGACGCGAACGCGTTCACCGGATGGCGTCCGACCTTGGAATGCCGTCTGACGGAAAGAAAGGGCTGAACAAATGGCGAAAAGCAGGACATGGGTCAACTTCAACCCGAAGTTCTTCGACGAGATTCTCAACAGCGCCGGAGTCAAGTCGCTCACCACGCTGGCCGCGAACAGGGCACTCGCCTACGCGAAGGCGTCCGCTCCAGTCGATACCGGCGCATACCGCGACGGCCTTGGAATCGAGGAGGTCAAAAGGGAGCACCGAACGACCGTCATGGTCGTCGGCCACGACCCGAAGACCCTGCTCGTGGAGGCGCAGACCGGCAATCTGGCCAAGGCTTTGAGGAAGGCAAGGGTCTGATGGCAAGCGTCATTCCACCCGACCTTGAGCTGTTCCTCACCGGCTGGCTGCGCTCCAATATCACGGACGTCGCGGGCCTGCAGGTCGGAAACCGCATCCCTGACGGTTACGACGGCTCCTATCCGCTCGTGGTCGTGCGTGATGACGGCGGCACGCAATCCGCCGACCGTGTGACGTTCGACAGGTCGATAGGCGTCAACGTGCTCGGATGGACGCGCAACGACACGAAACCATGCCGTGATCTGGCGGCACGCGTGTACGGCGTGCTGACCGGCGAGCCTGGCATCCTCATCGGATTCGCCGAAGGCAGCCGCATCTGCGCCGTCGTGTCTGACGGCTGCAACGGCCCGTACCCGGTCGGCGAGGACGCGGCATGGTGCCGCTACTACATGACCGTCGAATATTCGACGGTCGGAATCAGACAACCATAGAAAGGAAACGCCATGGCCAAAGACAGTCAGGGCATGGATCTGGGACAGGTGGAGGCGCTCGTCACCGCAGCCATCATGATCGTCCCGTACTCCACCGAAAACAGAATCACGCCGGAAATGATCGCATCCAGCAAGGCGACGACGGAACTTCCGGCCGCATACAATCGGTCGACCGCATGCATCGGACTCGTCAAGTCCGACGGCGGCAATCAGGATTCGCGCGACGGCGACGACCCGCTGGAGTTTTTGCAGGATGGGTACAAGAAGCTGCCGTTGGCGACCAGCCTCACGCAGACTTTCAGCCCGGCCGAAAACAACGCGCTGACCCGCAAGATCACCATCGGCGAGTCGGACGCGCAGGGCGTCTACCATGTGGCCGACATCATCCAGGATGCGAAATGGATGGTGTACGAGGAGGAGACGTTCGACACCGGCCGCGTGCACCGTCGTGCCGGCGTCATGCAGGTCACCGGCAACGAGCCGGACCAGCAGGAGCGTGGCTCGGTCACAGGGCGCAAGCTCACCGTCGAATGGATGAAGGACCCGCTGTATGTGGATGCGGAGCATCCGAACACGCGCTGGATTGAAAGCTGGTACGACCCAAAAGCGTGACGGCGGTGGCCGTGACCTCGGCTGACGGCAATACGAGGCCGTCGGTCGTCCAAGGCGCGAAGCTCGCGCTCAAGGCCGTCGCCACCCATGTGGACAAGACCACCGTGACCGTGACCGGACAGGCCACGTTCCAATCCAAGGATGCAGGCGTGGCGACCGTCGATGGCGGCACGCTCACCGCCGTCAATGCCGGAAGCGCGAGGATCAACGCCACCTATGGCGGCGTGACCTCACCCGATCTGACGGTCACCGTCACCGCACGCGCCGCCTGACCGGCGGACGAAAATTTTCCCGGACCGCCTATCTCGCCTGTCTGCGCGGTCCGGGAACCCTTTTTACCGCAGGCAGGCGAAAAGCAGATAGGACAAGACAATGACTTCCACTTCCACCGACTTCAAGCCGACCGTCGAGGATTTCGACCAGTGGACGGAGAAAAACGATGAGGAGGCGTTCGCCTCCATCGCGCAGAACTACAAGGTGCGCCACATCATCAAGGGCGATGTGTATTGGGCGCTCGTGCCCGGCGGACACATGTACAAGCTCCCATTGTCGATGAGCATCGACGATTTCACCAGACTGTCGAACACGTCCGATGACACGGAAAGCGTCGAACAGCTCAAACGCATTCTGAGCGCCTTCGCCGGAGACAAACAGGCGGAAGTGTTGAACGGCGAACCGGTGCAGGTCGTGTTCAACCTCCTGTCCGACTATGGCGACGCGGTGGTGCGCGCGCAGGGCGCTTCACTGGGAAAATCCAATGGTTCGCCCGCCAGCTCGCCGACCACGGGAGCGTGATCCGAGCCGATTTCACGATGCATGGGTGGAGTCTGCAGGCCGATCTTGGCGGCAGGCTCCGCTACGGCGACGCGATAGCGCTCCTCGAGCAGCTCATCGGCGATCCGTCTACCTACACGGGCGCGGAGCTCAACGGCTTGGATTATCCGGCCCGGTGGGGTGAGATACCGGTCGTCTACGCGCTTGGCAGCGACGAGTATCCTAAACCTTTCGATTCGCTTGCGAAACGATTGCGGGCGGACAGGGAGAAGGCCGAACGTGAGCGGCTGCGCGAACAGACCAAGGGCATGAGCCCGGTATTCCAGACGCTCTACGAGGACTGATTTTGGACAAAACTGAATAGTGGAGGTGTCGCATGGCGTTCGGCAGCGAAGTCGGTTCCGCGCACATCAGCGTGTTCCCCTCGATGAGGGGTTTCCGCAGCGCGGTCAACAAGGAGGTCGGCGCGAGCGGCAAGGCCGCGTCGAAGACCTTCGATTCAAGCATGAACGGCGGCAAAAGCGGTGGACTGTTCGGACGCGCGTTCAAAAACGGTTTCAAGCAGTCGGCGAACGATTTCAGTTCGGACGTGCTGAAATCCTACGAGCGTGACGTGGCGAAGTCCACGGCCGCATACCGTCAGGCCATGCTCCAGCAGGAGGCGGCGGCGAATCAGGTGCGTGCCGCCGAGGAGAGCGTCGCCAATGCCATAGCCAAGCATGGTGAGGGCAGCACGCAGGCCGAGGCCGCGACCATCAGGCTCGAACAGGCTCGATTGAAGCTGTCCACCATGACCGACCGCGCGACGCAGTCCGAGAACCGGTTGAAGGACGCGCAGAAGGCGCTCAAGGACGCTCAGGACAATCTCGCCGCCAGCAGCGAGAAGACAGCCGGTTCGCTCGGAGCGGCGTTCAGAAACCTCGGCAGGGCGATGGCCGCCCCGGCGTTGGGTGCGATCGAGAAAGTGCGCGCCGGCTGGGCGAACGCCGACATGGCCATGCTCGACGGGGCGGGCGTGTTCGGCAAGATCGGCGGCATCGCCCGCGGCGCGTTCGACCAGGTAGCCTCGAAGGCGTCCGCGTTGGGAGGCAAGGTCGCCAGCCCCTTCAAACAGGGCGCGGCCATCGCCCGACAGTTCGGCGACGACCTGTCCTACGGGCTCGGCCAGCGCATCAACGGCATCGCCGCGAAGATTCCTGCACCATTTAAGAATGCCGTGGGCAGCATAGGCGGTTATTTCCGCAACGTCGGATCGGCGGCGAGCGGAGTGTTCTCAGGCCTGTCCGGCGTCGCCAGCTCCGTGGCCTCACGGATGGCCGGAGCGTTGAAGAGCGGAGCCGACACTGCGTGGAGCGCGATCAGTTCCATGTCGGGCAAGGCCGTTGGCGCGTTGAAGGGCGTCGCCACGGTCGGATTGGCTGGCGTTGGCACCGCCGTCGCGGCTTTGGCCGGCGTCGGCAAGAGCGCTCTCGACGCATACGCGACCTATGAGCAGGCCGTCGGCGGCGTGGACACGCTGTTCAAGGGCGCTTCTAGCACCGTGCAGAAGTACGCGGCGGAAGCGTACCGGACAGCCGGAGTGAGCGCCAACGAGTATATGACGCAGGTCACGAGCTTTTCCGCCTCGCTGATCAGCTCGCTCGGCGGCGACACCGCGAAGGCGGCGGAACTCGGCGATATCGCCATGGTCGACATGTCGGACAACGCCAACAAGATGGGCACCGACATCGAGACCATCCAACAGACCTACCAGTCTCTGGCGCGAGGCAACTACGCGATGCTCGACAACCTCAAGCTCGGCTACGGCGGCACCAAGGCCGAGATGGAGCGGATGATCGCCGATGCGAACAAGGTCAAGCAGGCCAACGGCGAGATGGGCGACCTGTCCATCGACAAGTTCTCGGACGTGGTGCAGGCCATCCACATCATGCAGGAGCAGATGGGCATCAGCGGCACTACCGCCAAGGAGGCCGCGACAACCATCGAGGGCTCCGTCGGCACGATGAAGGCCGCATGGCAGAACTGGCTGGCGGAGCTCGGCAAGGACAATGCCGACATCAACGGATTAACCAAGCAGCTGGTAGATTCGGTCGGCACTGTCATTAAGAACGTGGGTCCGCGCATCGCGCAGATCATCACCGGCATCACCGCCGCACTGCCGCAACTGTTCTCATCATTGGGCAGCACGCTGCCGGCACTGGTCATGCAGATACTTCCGCCGGTGCTCGGCGCGTTGGGACAGCTCGGCACGATGCTGCTGACCAGCGCGACGACATGGATTACGTCGAGCCTGCCGCAACTGCTTACCCAGTTCCAGTCGTGGGTCACGTCGAGCCTGCCGTCGTTCCTGCAAACCGGATTGACGATGATAACGAACCTCTTGCAGGGCATCGTGCAGGCATTGCCGCAGATCGCGTCCACGGCGGTGACCGTGCTGACGACGCTGTTGGACGGATTGTCCGCCCAATTGCCGCAGCTCATCCCCATCGGCATCAACGCCGTCCTTAACCTCGTGCAAGGCATCCTTGACAACCTGCCGCAGATCATCGACAGCGGTCTGAAGCTCATCCTCGGACTGGCGCAGGGTCTCATCAACGCCATGCCGGACTTGGTAGGCAAGGTTCCGATTCTTATCGGCCAGCTTGTCGGCGGCATCATCAATCGTCTCCCGCAGATCCTGCAGGCTGGCGTGCAGCTGCTCGGCGCACTGGCCAACGGCTTCATAGCGTCGGTGCCAAGGCTTATCGGAGCCATTCCCGGCATGGTCGGCCAGATCATGCACGGTTTCACCTCGGTCAACTGGGGTAGCGTCGGCCTGAATATCATCACCGGTATCGCGACCGGCATCGCAGGCGCGGCAGGCAGACTCGTGACCGCCGCTGTCAACGCGGCCACGAACGCGTTGAATTGGGTGAAACGCAAGCTTGGCATCCATTCGCCGTCTCGAGTGTTCCGCGATCAGGTCGGCGAGATGATAGGCGAGGGCATGGCGGTCGGTATCGACGAGAGCGCGTCGAAGGTGAGGAAGGCTGCCGGTAGGCTGACCGGCATCCTGCCTTCGCAGGACGCCTCGTATTCCGTCGGCGTCGCCAACGCATCGCGTGGAGTTAACGCTGCAGCCTATGGCAATGGTGGGAGCGTGACGAACATCACGCAGACGTTCAACTATCCGGCCATCGCGCCGACGAGCATTTCCACGCAGCAGAAGCTGCAGACAGCGGCCATGCCGCAATGGTGATTGGGAGGTTTCGCGCATGAAGGTCAGCTATTCGCTCAACGGCCAGCCGCTCGATTCCGAGCGGATGCGCGTGCTTGTCGGCACGACGCACTACACGGCGCTGTCGCCGATCGTTGACACCGTGCAGGTGCCAGGACGGCACGGCGTCATCGTCGGCTCGTCCATTCCGGTGTTGGATGCTCCGGAGCTGACAGTCAAGGTGGCGGCGTGGGGTGCGGATTCCGATGCGCTGATCTCGCGTTTCCGCGCCATGTGCCTGTATGCGTCGAAGCTCACGCTCGGCAAAACGGAGACAACGGATGACGGCTATTCGCGCAGCATGGTCACGAGAGCGGTGTGCACGAGCTGCGAGCCGAACGATGATGAGAGGCCGTTCAGTGACCTGCGCGTCATGACCGCCGTTTTCCAATTGCCGGACGTGTTCTGGCATGGTGTGCAGTGGCAGGAGGCGATGTTGGCCGCGTCGGGTGGCAGGCTCCTGCCGGGCGGGGTTTCCAAGCCGAGTGGCAAGGGGTATTGGACTCGCTGGCAGGGATTGCCTAACGCCAGTCCGTCCGAGCTTTTCGACATCATGCCGGAGGGCTGGCTTTCCAACGCTCCGATCACCACGCTGGTGCTCCGTTTCGGCGCGGTCACTGGTGTGACCATTTCGGATCCGGTGAGTGGCACGAATCTCATGTGGGGCGGCCAGCGTGACGCCTCACGACCTTACGTCTTTATCGATGTGGCCAGTCGCAGGGCGTGGACGGCGGCCAATGCCGACGCATGGTCCGGTGGTACGGATGCGTCGAATGGCGTCGACTGGACCACCGAACCTTTGCAGGTGTGGCCCGCGATCGATTCCGGCGATTATCGCCTCGCAATCAAACAGGCCGGCGGCACCGACAAGGTGGTCTGCCGGTTTTTGCAATCCTGGGAGTGATTCATGGCAAAGACTTTGCATGCCCGTCTCGTGGCATACCGGCCTTTCGGCGCGCGTATCGGCGTCCTTGCGGAGCCGGTGAGCTTCAGCGCTTCAATGCTCCACGATGATGATGGTGCCATCTCGATCGAGTATTCGATGTTGTCCGGCGACGCTCAGGCATTCGACCGAGAGCTTACCGACGGCCTCGAAGTGGCCGTGGAGGTGTCTGACGGCACCGGCTATCGCGAGCCGGACAACGCGCGTTTCGTCATCACGGGCCGTTCGGGCAAGACCGATGACCGCACCAAGACCGTCACTTACAGCGGACAGTCGATAAGCTGGCTCCTGTCCAAGGCGGAGAACAATGATTCCAGCCATCTGCTCGCGGACGGCGACAATAAGGGCAAAAGGCCCTTCTATTCGTCGAATCCGGGTGTGATTCTCAAGACGCTGTTGGATGAAAACAAGGCTCGTGGCGGCGTGGCCACCGGCCTGACGCTCGGCTTCGACACCACGAGGGACGCGGGCGGTGCGGCGTGGGCGAGGAAATACACGCTTTATTACAGTCTCGGCACTGATTTGCAGACGATCCTGTCGTCTCTTGTCAATGGCGGTGGCTGTGACTGGCGCACAAGCGGTAGGACACTCAAGCTTTGGAATGCGGACAGCATCGCATTGAGCCGTGACCTGAGCGAGAGCATTGTGCTGCAATTGGCTCGTGACATCAGCGAAGCCCCATTCGAGGAGTCCATCGCCGACCTGGCATCCACCATCCTCGTCGAGGGTGACAATAATCTGCTTTTCCGCATGGATAATCCCGCTGCTCCGACGCCGTGGGGCAAGTGGGAATCCTACAGCTCACAGGGTGGCGTGTCCGACAAGGACACCGCGCAGGCATTCATGCAGTCCACGCTTGCTGATGCGGCTAGGGTACGCGGCCAGTACACGCGCGATCTGGTGACTTCCGGCGTGGATAATCTACCGCTCATCGACTTCCACGCCGGCGACTGGATTACCGCCCCCACCGTCAGCCACGGTGAGAAGGTGCGCGTGCAGGAAATCGACCTGAGCATGCGCCAGAACGAGGGCTTATCCTGCTCAATCGCTCTGAATGATATTAAGTATGACGCTTCCGTGCGTCAGGCGAAGAAAATCAAAGGCATCACCGGCGGTGCCGCATTGGCCGGCAGCGAGGGCGGCACGACCGCCTCTTCCGATCGCGACCATCGCGTACCGAAGGCCCCGCTTGGGCTTGTGGTGCAGACGGACGCCTACATTGGTTCGGATGGTTTCGCGCATGGTCTGGCCACAGCCTCGTGGAGTGCGGTCACGCAGGCCACGAATGACACGTCAATCGAAATCTCCACCTATACGGTCGAGTGGCGCAAGCACGTGGATGGCGCGCCCTGGCATTCCGCCGGCACGACCGATAAGACGCAGCTCGGTTTCGGAGGCTTGGATTGCGGCACGCAAATCGAGGTCAGGGTGCGAGCCGTGCCCACGTACAGTGACAAGCTCGGCGAATGGTCGAGCATCGTCGTGGTCACCGTCGAATCCGACACGACGCCGTGCTCCGTGCCGTCGAGACCGGTCCTCGCGTCCGAGTTGGGCGTGGTGACCGTCCACTGGGACGGCAGGACAAGCACTGGCGCTCAGATGGAATCGGACTTCGACCATATCGAGGTCGGCGAGGGCATCAATGCCGCCGGAATGAGAGTGGTGAGCGCCACCCAATCCGGGCAGGGCGATTATCTTGTGACCGGACTGGCAGCCGGTTCCCGGCACTCCTACGCCTTGCGTTCGGTCGATCATGCGGGCAACCGGTCCGACTGGTCGGCAGTCGCCTCGGTGACGGTCGCGTCGGCGGTCTCGCCGGAGGAGGTCGAGCAGATCCAGCAGGACCTCGCCGCCAACAAGGAGGTTTTGCAGGATAACACGGCGAAGTTGTCGCAGGCGCAGAAGGATATCGCCGCGAATCAGGCCGCTCAGGCGGCCACGGCGAAGGATCTCGAATCCGCGAAGTCGGACATCAGGGCGAACCAGTCGGCCATCAACTCGGCGAACGCCACGTTGAGTGACAACACGGCGAAGTTGTCGCAGGCGCAGAAGGACATTCAGGCGAATAAGACTGGTCTTGATGCGGCGAATCAGACGCTCACGCAGGCCAAGGCCGATCTGTCGCAGGCCCAGAAGGACATCGCGCAGACCAAAAGCGACCTGACCACGGCGAACGGCGAGATCAGCAAGGCGAAGGAGTCGGCGGCGCAGGCGTATGCCGAAGCCCACTCGAAGAACCATACCTTCCGTGGTCCCGACGAGCCGAAGGGCAATCTCATCGTCGGCGACCTGTGGCTCAAGACGCAGAAGTATTGGACGCGCTGGAAGGGCGAGAAGAACAATTCCCCCAGCCTCATGGCCGACTTCTACACGTACTGGCAGGGCGAAGCCAATAATTCGCCTTCCGTGCTCGTGCCATTGGCCGACCGCGTGATTGACACGCTTGTCTGGGATGGTGCCGCTTGGAACCACATGGGCTATGCCGACGTGGAGCGCAATGCCGACGAAATCGCTCAGGCGAAGTCCGACATCGCGGATAACGCCGCGAAGACCACCGACGCCAAGAAGGCCGCTGAGAATGCCGCTGCCGCAGCGAAAAACGCGCAGGGCACAGCTGATACGGCCAATGGTGCGGCGAGGACCGCTCAGGATACCGCCAATGCGGCCAACGCTGCCGCGAAGAGCGCGACCGCGACCGCAGGTCAGGCCAAGGATGCCGCCAATGCGGCGCAGACCGCCGCCGAAAGCGCGAAGAAGACCGCTGGCAATGCGGAGACCTTGGCGAACACCGCCAACGCTTCGGCCAATGCGGCCAAGTCCGACGCGGCTTCGGCCAAATCGGACGCTTCCACCGCGAAGACCGACGCGGCCCATGCCCAGGCCACCGCCTCGAATGCGTCGAGTGTGGCGACGCAGGCGAAGGCCACCGCCGACAGCGCGGCGCAATCCGCGACCGACGCGGCCACCGCCGCGAGGAAGGCGAACACTGCCGCTGCCGCCGCCGCTGGCGTGGCGAACGGCAAGGCCGACGTGCTCATCCAGTCCACTGCTCCGGCCACATCGATGCGCAAGCCGACTACCTTGTGGATCGACACCACCGGCGGCGCTAACACGCCGAAACGGTGGAACGGCAGCACATGGTCGGCGGTGACGGACAAGGCGGCCACGGATGCGGCCAATGCGGCTGTCAAGGCGCATGCTGCCGCGCAGACGGCGCAATCAACGGCCGACAAGGCTTCGACCGCCGCCGCGAACGCGGCCGCGCAGGCGAATCAGGCGCAGGCCGCAGCTAAAAAGGCGCAGACCACCGCTGACGGCAAGAACCTGATCTACCGTGGCCCGGACGAACCGTCGCATGATGGGCTGAAGCCGGGTGACATGTGGTGGCGCACGCAGAAGTACTGGACGCGCTGGCAGGGCGAGAAGAACAATTCGCCCAGCCTCTTGGCCGACTTCTACACGTATTGGCAGGGAACTCCGAATAACTCGCCTTCCGTGCTCGTGCCATTGACGGATCGCGTTATCGAGGTGCTGACGTGGGATGGCACGCGCTTCACGCCATTCGACCTCGTGGCGAACAACATTCTCGCGTCTGGAACCGTGGCTGCGAAGCATCTCGCCGTGGATTCCGTGACCGCCGAAAAGGTCAAGGCCAATGCCATCACGGTGGACAAGCTCGCCGCTAACAGCGTGACCACTGAGAAGCTGGTTGCCGATGCGGTGACCGCTGGTAAGTTGGCTGCTGGCTCGGTGCAGGCGCGGAATATCGTCGCATTGGCCATCACCGCCGACAAGCTCGCGGCCAATTCGGTGACCACGAGCAAGCTCAAGGTCACCGAGGATATGACGGTCGCGTTGCTCAACGCGCACAAGATTCAGGCCGGTGACATCGTGGCTGGCGCGATCACCGCCGACAAGCTCGCGGCCAACAGCGTTAACGCCGACAAATTGGCGGCCAACGCGGTGACGGCGGGCAAGGTGCAGGCCGGTGCCATCGGCACGGACAAGCTCGCCGCGAACAGCGTGACGACCGCGAAGCTCCGCGTGACGGAGGACATGACCGTGGCGCTCCTGAATGTCCATAAGATTCAGGCCGGCGACATCGTGGCCGGTGCGGTCACGACCGACAAGATCGCGACCAATGCCGTGAATGCGGACAAGCTGGCGGCGAACTCGGTGAACGCTTCGAAGATAGTGTCTGGCGCGATCACCGTCGACAAGCTCGCGGCCAACAGTGTCACTGCGGTGAAGATCGCTGCGGGCAGCATCACGACGGACAAGGTCGCGGCAGGCCAGTTTCGGGGCTACGTGTTCACGGGCGCGATATTCCAAAGCTCCGAGGCTGCGAACACTGGCGTGAAGCTCAATCCGACCGCATTGCAAATGTGGGATTCCAACCATAACCAGACCGTCTATCTTGACGGTGAAGGCAAAGGCAATCTGCTGTCCGGCACGTTCCAGACCCGCGTGAGCGGGCATCGCGTGCGCATCAGCCCGGATTATCGGACTAGCACCGTCGGCGGCACGGAGACGGCCGTGGGCGACGGTATTGAATTCACTGCGTACAAGGGGGCGACCGCCTACTGGAAGAATCCGGCCATCGCGTCAGCCATCCAGTCGAATCAGGTCGGTGAGATGGGCGAATTGGACTTGTGGAGCGGACGCGTCACCGAGCACGATCCGGCTGCTTTCCTGCAGCTCCAGTCCAGGCCGATCAGGAAGGGCGGCACCGGCAGTGATGGCGTCGTATCGCGGGCGTTCATCATGGCGAACACGGATTACGACGAGCCGGACGAGAGCAAGAAACAGAGAGCGTCACTCAATCTGTACGGCGACAGTCCGAATGGTTCAAATTTCTGGCTCGAAGCTGCCGACGCGAACGGCGAGATCGGTGTCGGAGCGAACATCGCGACCGGATTCCTGTATCTTGGCGGCTTTCTTGGCGGCATCACAAACCGTTGCACTTTCCACGGCGCGGCCGCGTGGAGGGCGTGGTGGCCGAATCCCGGCTACAAGATCGCGACCGGCGCATCCATGCAGGTCAATTGCACGTTCAGTCCGACGAAATACGGCCACTATTACGTGGTCGCGAACGCGGATTCGCAATGGGCCGGCATCATCGCGCATCCGGTAAACACGGGCGGCCAGAGCGGCTTCCAAATGAAGCTTTACAACGCCGACCAACCATGCCCGGTCGACGTGTACGCCGAATACCTCGCCTATCTGGTCAAATGATTGGAGGAAATGTTGTCAGCGACTTTCGAAATGGATGATAACGGATTGTGTATCATCCGATGCGATCCGCCGGTGAACGGGTCGGACAGTTTCGTCTTCACGCCTGATGTGATCGCAGCGTGGAAGGCGCTGCTCGGATTGGCTTCGACCCGTGAAGCTATCGCGGCGATCATGCAGGGCAGGGAGGACGTGAGCCGATATGACCCGAAGACCGGCAGGGGCGTGTGGACCGGAGCGTTCGAAGCGCTGGAATCGGCTTTGGCGGATTCCGCCACCAGTGTGAGCATGCTCGCCGCCGATGGGGAAGTGTTGGACGATCCACTGACAGCCGCACGCAACGAGACGCGCGCCGGGATGCGATTGCCGGTCATGTCTAACGAGACCGACGCGCGAATGCGCGCCGCATTGACCTCGGATGCTTCCGGCGTGGAAGCGTCCAGCGGCATCGACGTGGCATGCACGAGGAATATCGACGGATTGGATGAATTTCTGGACGACGAATCCAGCAAAAACATGCTTGACGAATGCGAGGAGCGATTCTTCGCATCGCTCATGCCAAGGCAAAACCAACAGAATTAAGGAGACTGATTATGGCCGATGAGACCACTACCGATACCGTGCCTGCCGTGACGCCCGTCGAGCCGTCTGGCGTGCTTGATTTGCGTCCGCCGAAGGAGTCGGTGCGAGCGGAATTGTGCCGATTGGGATTGGAGTTTTCCAGCGCTGACGGCACCGCCGAATCATGGCGCGACTACCAGCGTGGCGTGCTTGCCACGTTCGACGGTGACGGCACATCCGTCAAAGTCACGGATGTTAAGACGAATCTCGGACGCACTTTGACGCTCGAAGAGCTTAAGGCCGTGACCCGAATCGACACGATGACCGCCGCCGACTGACCCCTATTTCATCCAGTTTTTCAACCCCTGCAATCCAATCGGATTGTGGGGGTCCCGCATTAAAAGGAGACTTATTTTGACTCAGATTCCAGCCGACGCGAACACCGTCATCGACCAGCTATCGCAACAGATCGGCACACTCAACAAACAAATCGCAATCCTGTCCAGCCAGCTCGCGGCGGCCATGAAACTGATCCCGAAGGATGTGCTCGACAGTCTCGACAAGGAGAATCATGCAGAGGATTAATCTTTTCCCCAATCCTGTTTTTGCCGGACCGCTTACCAACATCTCCCATTGGGGTGACGCGAATGGGACGGTCCGTGATAATGCGTTGCACGTCACGGGAACCAGCGGCGGATATGGCTTCAACGTTGCGGTTCCATTCAACGTTCCGCTCGTCTTGTCGATGAGAGTGGACGCCAGCGATGATAACGTCGCGGGCATAATGCTCATTCAGACAACTGATAATGTCAACGTTAGTAATATGTTGTTTTCCCAAAAATTAAAGCAGGGGATATCGGATGTCTTGTGCAGATTCACGGTCCACTCCCATGGGTTTCGATTCGAGGTAAATCCAAACGGAATCCGTGACGTGGCGGTATCGAATGTGCTCATCGAACGCGCCGACACGTATGACACTGCCATTGGGGGGGGGCTTCCGGGCTTCTTCACCGGCAACACCATGCCACGCGACTGACGCCGCGCGCCGGGACGGTGATGTCCGATGATGGTCACGAACCTATGCACGAGCCCATCCTCGACCATCACCTTGCAAGCAGGAACGTGGAAGAATATCACGACCGTTCCTTGCAAGACCGGGGTGAAGTATTGGGTCAGTGTCTATGTGGACGTCACCGGCGGCACTATCTCGATGCCATTCTTCTCTGGCGGCATCAGTGGAAGCCAACGTGTCAGCTACCAGATTATCGCCATCAATGCCGGTCCGATGTCAATGCTTTATTCCGTCGTGTCCGGCAATCCGACCGTCACCGTGACCAATATGCTCATCTGCACGTGGGACGAATATCAGGCGAACAAGACCCTGCTCGACGGCATCGGATATTTCACCGGGGACACGATGCCGCTCGCCTGACCCCTTTGGGGGTGGTGGCATGAGCCGGGTAACGAATCTGATTCCGAATCCACTCCTCATGTTCCCGAACAGTGCCGTCTCGACACGCGAGTCGACCGTGCAGCATGTTGACCCTGATGGCATGATCGTTACGCCGAACAGCGGCGCTGTCAACCCTAGTGCCGATATCCGACTGGGCGAATCGGTCTCCGGTGATTTACATCTGAACTTCTGGGTTTCCCAAGTGCCGGAAGACAGCAGATGGCATGAGAATGGTATCTGCTTCGTAGCCAACAAACCATGGACTGGTGGAACTCTGCTTCCTCATAACAATACAGGCGGAAACACATTCCTTGGTTTTGATTTTCAAATGGATGATGCGCAACTCATCCAGTTGAAGTGTCCGTTGAATCATCCGCTGCGATTCTCGGCAATCAATCTGATGACACAGGCGGATTGGCAGGAATATAAGAAGCTCGTCCCAAAAATGGACGCACTGTACGGCGGCCTCATGCCACTGCAAAACTGATTTTTTAAGGAGACGTAATGTGTTTCAGACGTTTCTAGCCGGTTTCGGGGGTGTGGGCGGCGCGTGCGCGCTCATCACACTGTTGCTCAGGATATGGCCGGGCGCGTTGGACGCGTTGGCGACCGGCCTGTACGCGCACGTGCGGCCGGAACACCTGCCCTATGACAGTCCGCTTTCCCAGCATTTCGCCAAGATCAGACGACTCGGCGAGCGTACCGAGAAATTCGACGACCGTATGGACGAGCTCTGCCGCGACACGATCAAAAACACGATCATCAGTCTGATTTACGGCGACAAGGACACCGACCACAGCGAGGCCGTCCGATACGAGTTGGCGAAGCTTGAGAAATTGGACGCGCAATGCTGGATAGTCAACGCCGCCGAAAAATACTTGGAGGACCGGCAATGACGCATCTCATGATCGCAGGCTGCATATACCTGCTGCTGCTCGCGCTCATCCTCGTGTTCAATCATGGCGCGCACAGGCATTGATTTTCACACAGGTTTTCAAAGCCATCCCATTCCGGGATGGCTTTTCTATTGCCCCTTGACTCGGGGCGGGAAGGAGAGGATATGGGAATCCTCAACAAAGGCAAGCCGAAACACGGACGCCTGCACCGGCGCGTGGGCATGACGCTGGCCGCGCTCGTCGCCGCGGTCTCCATGGCGTTCGCCCCGGCGCCCGCGCACGCGGACATGCAGGGCGTGGACATGAGCAACTGGCAGTGCGGCGCGGACGTGTACAACATGCAGGCCGATTTTATCGTGGTCGGCACCACATGGGGCACCGGGCAAGTCAACAACAACTGCTTGGTGTCCGGCGTCAACACGGACGCCAACCGCATGATCGCCCAAGCGCAGGCATCCGGAAAAAAATTCGGCCTGTACCATTACGCCATGGGCGGCACCCCGGAGGCCGAAGCCCAATTCTTTTACCGGAACACGTCGAACTATTGGCGTCACGGCATCGTGGCGCTCGACTGGGAGATGGACGACAACCCCGCATGGGGCAACTGGGACTGGGTACGCCGCTTCATGGCGGAATGCGAACGGCTCTCGGGCGGTGTGCGCCCATTGCTGTACACCGGCCCGGTCGCCGGCACCATCCCGCAGGACATCCGCGACCGATACGGTTTGTGGATCGCACAATACGCGAACATGAGCCCGACCGGCTATCAGGCCAACCCGTGGATGATCGGCGCATACGGCGAGGCCATGCGCCAATACAGCGGCACCGGTGTCGTCAACACGTGGAGTCCCATCGACCTCAACATCTTCCGTGGCGACGCATGGCAGTGGGACCTGTACGCCAACCCGACCGGCGACTCCACGCCACCGGCCACACCGGCCGCGCCCGCACAGCCGAACAACCCCCAGCCCACTCCCAGCACGGGTGGCATCAGCCACGTCATGCAGTGGGGAGAAACCATCTGGGGACTCGCCGTAGCCCACAACGCTTGGCCATTGTCCGCATGGCACACGCCAAGCGGTGACATCAACCGCTACTACGTGGGCGATGTCGTCACCTACGGCGGCGGCTCCACAACCGCGCCGTCCCACGGAGTCTCCAAGGTTCTTCAATGGGGCGACACCGTATGGGAGTTCGCCACCTCCCACGGCTACAACGTCAGCCAATGCACGGTACCCTCCGGCAACATCAACGTCTACTATCCCGGTGACGTGGTGACCTGCCGCTGAGACTCAACAGATGCCGCCACCCGCTTGACCGGGT